TGGGTACTTGGAGCCAAGACAATCCTCATCGAGAAACAACCCGACCGCAACAAGAAGATGATCTCTGTGATGCATTTCCTTCACGCCTATTTCATTATTAAATGTCCACAAGCTGAAACTATTCTATATGACGCTCGTCATAAAATACCAGATGTTGCAGGTCCTGGCAAGGCGCAGTACAATAAAAGGAAAAAGGTTGCCATAGAGAGATGTGAAGCCTTTATCCGTCAAGATGATGTAAATGCACATTGGTTAGACACTTTCATCAAGTCCAAGAAGAAGGATGACTTGGCAGACACCGTCATGCAGGCTCTCTCCTTTGTGAACCGAGTGGAGGTAACACCCGCATCGGTAAAAAAGAAAAAGAGTACAAAATTGGTAGCGAGACGCCCCAATGATAATCAAAAGAGAACAAAGTATTCAAAGTCAAACTTAGCATGGATGTATCTTAACAAAGTGGAATGTGAAGTTCTAGAAAATAACAAGAGGTTCATGAAGGATCTCAAAAGATACTATAGGGATATCAATGACTTGATTAATGAACTTCAACACCAATCTGAAAAATAGGAAAGTTAACCAGAACCAGTAAATATCATAAAAGTTAAGATGTACTTATAATCAGTTTTAATTTCGTTTCCGCAATGTGCGTATGTCCAAGAAGCTGGATTGATTATTAGTTTTCCACATTCTGGTCTTATTTTTCTACCATTTATAAATTCTGTACACCCACCATCTTCTGGTTCTAGTGTATTTAAATACAAAATCCCGTAAAGATAAGCTGTTGGATTTTTACTCTGATCATAATTCCACCCATATTTAACAGCACCTGTTTGTCTTTGTATGGTATAACCTCTATCATGTAGACCACTTATATCTATACGTCTCAGTAACGGTTGAAATGTATGAATCGGTTGTTCATAATTATATTCGTCGTGAAGATATTTAGTATATAATTCAGATGCTGTTTTTATGTAATTATATAATATCTTATCTTCTTTGTCCCAACCAGTAGTGGTAAATTCTTGAACTTTTACATCCTCGTTTTCAATTTTCCCGATTAAATGTTTACATAATGATTCAGGTACAAAACATGGAAGTTCCATAATTAAATCATTATGTAATTTCATCTTAAGTAAATATATATATAATTCTTTATACGAATAAACATTATCAATTAGTAGGTTCATTTATATACACATAAAACACGATTATATACTTATACTGTGTTTTGAATTCATTTCCACGGTGTGCATATGTCCAAGTAGAAGGACTGAGCATAATTTTACCACATTCCGGTTTGATTTCTCTACCATTTATATATTTTGTACATCCACCTTCGTCGGGTTCTAACGTATGTAAATATAAAATCCCAGAGATATAACTCTGTGGTCTTATTGACATATCGTAGTGCCACACATATCCACTTTTTTTCCTCTGTCTCTGCATAATACAAGCACCTCTAATAGATGTGCCATCTGTTTCTACAGTTCTCAGTAAATGTTCAATTGTGTCGTAATTATATTCATCTTGGAGGTATTTAGTGTATAATTCAGTTGCTGATTTTATATAATTTGATAGTATCTTATATTCTTCGTCCCAACATTCTTCAACTACTAATTCCATAGAATCTTTAAAATCAGCTAATTCCTCTTTATCCCGGTAATTGACAGTACCTGGGTGTTTTCTCTCGTCTTTTTCAAACTTTTCGATTAAATATTTACAAAATGATTCAGGTACAAAACCCGGGAGGTCCATAATTAAATCATTATGTAATTTCATTTAAGTAAATATATATATAACTCTTTATACGAATAAAAGGTTTTTTATCATGTCATCGTGATTGGTATAAGGAATTGCAGTGAATACTATATATATACAATGAGTCTTTCTCTTCGCACGTCCGTCCGAATGAATTGCACCAACAAAAAGAATATTGATAAACTCATCAAAGGTAATAAGCAACTTAAATCTACCTTTCGCAGTAAAAAGGCGTACAGGGATACACATAGGGTCGCACTTGATGAACTTGATACATTCATAGAATTAGTTGATGATGCTATGGATGCTATGAATGATGTTCAAGTTGTTAGCAGAGATGCACAGGATAAGTTATATAAGCTGTATGACTTCTGTGGAGAAGTACCAATGGATAATAGTTGTGAATATTAAAGATTAGAACGGATAGTATATTATAATGAAGAAAGTATTGGATCATGGATTTGTGGAGTTGGTGGATCATATGCCCCAACAAGACCTAGATAAGGCCATCGTTGATGGAGCTCGCGTGAGTTATCAGACGGGTACTAAGACCACGCGTGGTGATCGTGGTCTCATTCGTTACCTTGTCCGTAATTGGCATACGTCACCTCTGGAATTGGTGGTTTTTAAGTTTCGTATTAAGGCACCTCTCTACATCGCTCGTCAATGGTTGAGGCACCGAACCGCATCCGTAAATGAGATGTCCGCCAGGTATTCCATTGTTGATGAAGAGTATTATGAACCAGAAGTATTGCGTAAGCAATCTGAAATAAATCACCAAGGGTCGGAAGGTGTAGTGGAAGTTGACGACAAACTCGCAACAGTCATATCCACACAATATAAGAACGCTTTCAAATTGTATCAACATCTTTTAGATACAGGTGTATGTAGGGAACAGGCGCGAGGTGTATTACCACAATCCACATATACATCTTTCGTGTGGAAAATGGATCTCCATAACCTCATGCATTTCCTCCAGTTGAGGATGGATCATCACGCACAGAAGGAGATCCGTGACTATGCTACAGCCATTTATGAATTGATTCAACCCCTGGTACCCCTATCTATGGAGGCATTCCAAGATTTTAGGGTGAATGCTATGCAGTTGACAGGACCCGAGATTGATGCAATTGCTGAAGGTAAACCTATTGAATCGCCAGGTGAAAAGAGAGAGTTTGAAGAAAAACTAAAGCGTTTAAAATTAAATGTGATGATATAATAATGAAAAGTTTATCAAGTTTTCTTGGACCCTTTAGTAATCAAACTGAAAAAGCTATCAGGAGTCAACCAATCTTTTTTACCCTCATCATATTGTACCAAGGTCTGTTCTCTGGTAATGCGATAGCTATCCCACAAAATCTTAGATCTCTATTTGAAAGTAAAAGTTTTAGATTCCTATCCCTCATGCTTATCGCGTTTAGCGCTACCAAAGATATAGAGTACGCCCTCATATCAACTATGGTATTCCTCGCTGTGATATATGCCATAAAGACCCCAGAGGAACGTAAGAATACTGGATTTATTTAAAATATTTATAAACTATAAATGGCGCTCGCGAAAACTTTGAGTCTCAATTTTGTGGCTATCCTACTTTTCACACTCATATACTTCACTTTATCTAAAGCTGGTGGGAGTTCTGAAATGAAAACATTTAACGGGTTAGATGAAAATTCTAGTTTTCTGGATCATCTCTACTTTGCCTTCACCGTCCAGTCCACAGTTGGTTTCGGTGATATTTACCCCGTGAGTCCTATGGCTAAAATTATAGTGATGGCACAACAATCTGTCCTCATCTTGGGTGTTCTCGAACTCCTCTCCGAGGCTGGTCCAACTATCGTTAAACAAATGGTTCCATCTGCGATAAGAAAAATGGTGTAAAAATTATATCCGTTAAAAGTAGAATGAAAGTTCATATAGTAGGAGCTGGTCCATCTGGTATGTCCCTCGCTTGGGAGATACTCAGGTCAGGTGACCACGATATAACAATTTATGATAGAAAGTCTTCAGCGGGTGGATCGTGGTGGGAGCCCACTGAAGAAGTGAGGGATCTTCATGCGCATCGTATAGTGTTTGACAAGGCGTTTGTCAACACCCAAAGTCTCCTTGGGGAAATGGGGATTCGTTGGGGTGATATTTTTGAACCAGTTAATAAAGGTGTTTATGAATTTGTATTCAAATCTCTCAACTTGAAAGATTATGGTGCACTTACTTCTTTGTCTACGAGAGTTCTTACACAACCTAACAAGTATAAAGGGGTGTCCCTCAAAGATGCTTTAGGTCAACTGAGTGAAGGTGGTCAAAAAATATTAGAACATCTTCCACTCCTAATGGATGGGGTTACATGGGATGTCATGACAGCGTACGAGTTTGTTAAAAGTTTTGACCATGTCGCACTTTCAAAACAATACACACAGAAGGTGTCAGGTAAGGTGATGTGCGATGCAATGCAGAGAGCCTTAGAAGATGTAGGTGTAGGGTTTGAGTTTGAAAAGGAACTCAAAGAAGTTGAATATTTAGAAGATGGGTACACAGCTGAGTTTTCCGATAC